CAAGTACAAAAAATATAAACTTTTATTTAGAAGTAAATGAATATAGTTTAGATACAACGTTTACAGGAACTTTGTTTGAAGAACATTATTTAGAATACATACAAGACATATTTAATAATAAAAGAAGGTTAACAAAATTAAAAGCATATTTCCCATTAAAGATTATTTACAATTTAAATATGAATGACAAGGTTGTAATTAATAATCAAGGTTATTTAATAAACAACTTAACTACTAATTTAATTACAGGCGAAAGTTCAATGGAATTATTAAATGAATTATGATAAAAAATATATTAGAATTATTAAAGATAGCAGAAGGAGAAACAGAAACAATAAGAATTGCACAAGGCAAATATAAATTAGCTGAAACCTTTAAAGAAGGATTTAAACAAATTAAAAATGAAATAAAATGGCAGAAGTAATACAAGTTCAGTTAGATATAGAAACTAAAAAAGCTGAAAAAGGTGTAGACAACCTAACAGACGAAATAGTTAATCTTAATAAAGAGGTTAAAAAAGGAAATGATGAAACTGCTAAAGGTTTAAAAGGTGTTGAAAAAGCATCTGATAAAACTGCAGGTGGTGTTAAGAAAATTGGTGGTGCTTTAAAAGCATTAGGTATTGGTCTTATAGTAGCAGGTTTTGCAAAGTTTACAGAAGTTCTAAATGAAAATCAAAAGGTAGCAGACTTTTTTTCTATAACATTTGAAACATTATCATTAGCTTTTAATGATTTGTTTAATTTTATATTTGACAATACTGCTGGTATTACAAATTTCTTTAAAGCAGCGTTTGATGACCCCATACAAAATATGATTGATTTTGGTGTGGCAATTAAAAACAACATAATTGAAAGAATACAATCTTCAATAGATACATTAGGGTTTTTAGCAGAAGCAGTAGTGAAAGTATTTAAAGGAGACTTTGCAGGTGCATTAGATTCAGCGAAAAATGCAGGTAAAGAATTAGTAGATGTTGTTACAGGTGTTGACGATTCATTTGACAAAACAGTAGAAGTTGTAGACAAGGTGGTTACTGCTACTTCAAATTATGTAAAAGAAACTGTTAAAGCTGCAACAGAAAATATTAATCTTGCTAAAACAGCAGAATTGGCAGCAGTACAAAATCAAGGTTTAATTGAGAAGTATGACTTACAGGCAGAAACATTAAGACAAGTAAGAGATGAAGAAAGAAACACTATAGCTGAAAGAAAGAAAGCAAACGATGAATTGAATGCAGTATTAGACGAACAAGAAAAAGCAATGTTAGGTAATGCCAATGCTATACTTGCTGCTGCTCAAGCACAATTTGACAAGAACGGAAATGATGAAAACCAAATAGCTTTAATTGAAGCACAAAATGAAGTATTAGCAGTACAAGCACAAGTTGCAGGTTTTAGGTCAGAACAAAAAGCAAATGATTTAGCATTAGATAGGGAACAAAAAGAATTAAATCAATCTATAAGTGATGCAGAAGCAGAAAGAAATCAAGCACAATCTGAATTTACAGCAGAACAAATAGAGAATGATTATTTAAGATTACAAGCTCAATTAGATATTGCACAAAAAGAAAGCGAAATAGAATCTAAAAGACTAACAGAAAAAAGAGACCAATACAAACAAGGAACACAAGCCTATGAAGACGCTAACAACGAACTATTAGCATACCAACAAGAAAACGCAAATACACAAGTTGCAATAGAAAAAGACTTAAATAAATCTAAAAAGGATTTAACTACACAAGCGTTAACTGATATGGCTACTATTGTTGGTAAAAACTCAAAGTTTGGTAAAGCTATAGCAATAGTACAAGCTATTAGAGATACTTATGCAGGTGCAAACAAGGCATTAGCTCAAGGAGGTATATTTGGATTTATAGGTGCAGCAGCAGTAATTGCAGGAGGTATTGCAAACGTAAAAACAATAACATCAACACCAGAACCAACGCCACCATCAGGAGCATCAGTAGGTGGAGGTTCAGCAATTCCACCAACACCATCTGCACCACCTTCATTTAATGTAGTGGGTCAAGGAGAAACAAGTCAGTTAGCAGATGCAATAGGAAGCCAAGCAAGTGAACCTGTTAGAGCATACGTTGTAAGTAACGATGTAACGACTGCACAAGGGCTTGAAAGAAATATTGTAGAAGGAGCAACAATATAAATGCAAAATTTTTAATTAAATACGTTATATAAAATATGAAGATAGTCGAATTGATACTTGACGAAAATCAAGATGCTTCTGGAATCGAAGCAATATCCATAGTTGAAAATCCTGCCATAGAAGAAGATTTTATTGCTTTAAAAAGTAATGAAATTAAACTTGCAGAAATAGATAAAGAAAAAAAGATATTAATGGGAGCTTTGTTAATACCAAACAAGCCTATATATCGAAATAATGGAGAAGATGAATATTATATATACTTCTCTAAAGATACGGTATTGAAAGCGTCCCAAATGTATTTGACAAAAGGCAATCAAAACAATTCAACATTAGAACACCAACATTCATTGAGTGGTTTAAGTTTAGTAGAATCTTGGCTTGTTGAAGATGAAGTACACGACAAGTCCAGAAAGTATGGTATGAATGTACCTGTAGGAACTTGGATGGGAGCTGTAAAAGTCAACAATGATGAAGTCTGGAATGACTATGTAAAAACAGGTAAAGTAAAAGGGTTTTCAATAGAAGGCTACTTTGCAGATAAAATGGAACGTCCTAAAGAATCAATAAAAGAAGATATGTCAGAAAAACAAGCAGACTTACTATTAAGTCAAATAGAAAAAATAGTCAAAGGCGAAAAAGTAGAACTTGCTTTAGTAGATGATTTAGATGCAGTAATAAAAGTTTTTACTAAAAAATTAAATCCAACTTTTAAAGAAGTATCAAAAGAAAAATCAAAATTAAGAAGTTTAGGTTCAGAAGCAGAAAAATTATTAAACAAAGAAGAACAAAACATAGCACAAACTTTAAAAAGAATTGAAAAAAGTGCTAATGATTTAGGTATCAAACCAAATTCTATAAAAGAATATGTTAGGGTAAAGCAATTAGAAAGTATCATTCCTGATATGAGAACAGTTTTTAGAAGTGTACAATAAATTAAAATATAACTATGAGTAAGCATATAAACAAAATATTCAGTATGATTCAAACTGAATTAAAATCAGAAAAAGTTGAATTAGAAAAAGTAGAGTTTGCTCGTAAAGCACCAAAAGTTTTAAATGATTTAAATAAACTTGACGATAAATTGCGTAAAGCTGAATCTAAAATTGACAATCAATTTATGTCTTACAAAAAGGCTTGGCAAAATTTTCAAGGTGTAATAAAAGATGTTGCAAATGAAAGAAAAAGACTTGAAAATGATGTTGCAGACATTAATCAAGCTGCTATGGATTTAGGTGTTGATTTTGATTCTGTAGATGGCTTAAAAGCTGCAAATAATATGTCAAGAAAATTAGATGGTCTTGTTAAGGATTTACCAAGATTATACAATGAGCCTAAATAATTTAAATAATTAAATGTCAAAAAAAACATTTTTCCCAAGTCATTCGAGTCCTAAAAGTTCAAGACGTGCTTGTTTATGTAAAGACAAAAATACTTATTCAAGAAAATGTTGTGATGGTTCTTTATGGGCGCAAGGCATAGGAGTTATATCAAGAACAATATGAAAATGCAAAAAAATTAATTAACCACGTTATATATATAATTATGAAATCAACTGAAATGTTAAACCAAATCAAGACGCTTCTAAACATAGAAGTTAAACTTGAAGAACAAAAACTTGAGAACGGCACTCGTGTAGAAGCAGAATCGTTTGAAAAAGGTAAAGAGATATTCATTCTTACAGATGACGAAAAAGTTGCTATGCCAGTAGGAGAATACCTGCTTGAAGATGGTAGACTTGTAGTTGTTGCAGAAGAAGGAATTATTGATGACGTTAGAGAAGTATCTGACGAAGTTCCACAAAAGGAAGAAGAATCTAAAGATGAAACTGAAGATTTAGAAAAAGAAGAAGAAGAAATGGAAGAAGAAGCTGACGTTGAAGATTGGGCTGGTATGGAAAAAAGAATTAAAAATCTTGAAGATGCCATTGCTGACCTTAAATCTAAAGTAGGAGAAAGCAATATGCAAGAAGAAAAAGAAGTTGAAATGGAAGAAGAAGTTTCAAGACAACCTAAATCCAGAACAATTAAAGAAGAATTTAACGAAGAAGTAAACGAGCAATTAAAGGAAGAATTATCACAACCTGCTGCTGCTCCAATCAAGCATAATCCAGAAGCTGGAAATGCAAAAAAGGAAAATTTTAGAATTGCTCCTAACAGACGCCCTTCTACAATGGACTATATATTAAATCAATTAAATAAATAAAATAAAAAATTATGCCACAACCAACTATTACTACTACTTATGCTGGAGAATTTGCAGGTAAGTACATCGCTGCTGCTCTATTGAGTGGTAACACATTAAGTCAGGGTGCTGTCGAGATTAAGCCAAACATTAAGTTTAAAGAAGTTATGAAAAAAGTAGTTACTTCTGGTTTAATTACAGATGATTCTTGTGACTTCACATCTGCTGGTTCTGTAACACTTACAGAAAGAATTATCCAGCCAATAGAATTTCAAGTAAATCTTGAATTATGTAAAACACCATTTGAATCAGATTGGGGTGCAGTATCTATGGGATATTCTGCTTTTGATAATTTACCTCCTGATTTTTCAAGTTTTTTAATTGCTCACGTTGCAGAACAAGTATCTGCTAATACTGAAAGCAATATCTGGCAAGGAAATCTTGGTGGAGCGCAAGCTGGAGAATTTGACGGATTTACAACTTTAGCTACTGCAGATGCAGATGTAATTGACGTTGCTGCTGTAGGTGGTGGAGTTAATTCTGGTAACGTAGTTGCTGAATTAGGTAAAATTGTTGATGCAATTCCAAGCACATTATATGGTAAAGATGATTTACACATTTACGTTTCACAAAATATTGCTAAAGCATACGTTAGAGCTTTAGGTGGATATGCTGCTATTACAGATGCTAATGGTGGAGGTGTTGCAAACGGTATTGACAATAGAGGAACATTATGGTATGGAGGTAACGAAAACCTTTCTATTGATGGTGTAAAAATCTTTGTTGCTAATGGTTTACCAAACAACTATGCAATGGCTGCACAAAAATCTAACTTATTCTTTGGAACAGGCTTAATGTCTGATTACAACCTTGTTAAGCTAATTGATATGGCTGACATTGACGGAAGTAAAAACGTAAGAGTAATTATGAGATTTACTGCTGGAGTACAATACGGAATTGGTTCTGAAATAGTGCTTTATTCTTAATAAATTAAATTAACCAAAAATAAAGGGTAGGTGGGTATATGCTTACTTACCCTTTTTTTTATAAAATAAAATATAAACTATGGCTTGTACATTAAACACAGGTAGAAAATTACCTTGTAAAAGTGCCTTTGGTGGCATAAAAACAGTTTGGCTTGGAGATTTTGGTGGTATTACTGGTGTAACTGTAGATTCTACTACAAAACAAGTAACAACTATCGCAGGAACACAACCAGACTGGTATCAATTTGACGTAAAAGGAAATTCATCACTTGAAACAACTGTAACAAGTTCAAGAGAAAACGGAACTACTTTTTATACTCAAACATTAAATTTAACACTTACTTACCTTGACGCTAAAACTCAAGCTGAATTACAAGATATTGCAGTTGCAAGACCTTATGTAGTTGTTGAAGATTATTACGGAAATCAATTCTTATGTGGACTTGAAAATGGAATGGAGTTTGTTTCTGGAACTGTAGTTTCTGGAGCTGCTGCAGGAGATTTATCAGGATTTACTTTAGTAATGGAAGGTCAAGAAGAATTAGCTCCTTACTTTTTAGATTCAGGATTAATTACTGCAGACGCAGAACAAATTGTACCTAACTAATATTTATTGATATTAAAATTAAGAGCATCCTTTGGGGTGCTTTTTTTTTGCAATAACATTTTCACAAAATAAGTTATTTATTACGTTATATATAAAATGATTGTATTAACCACATCAGCACTTGCACAGGCTTTAAAAGTAATACCAAGAACGTACGGTTCTCAGTTTACTATGTCTGTAAGAGATGACAGTACAAATGTTACTACTGTATATGAAATTAATAACGCTGTAACATCAGGAAACTACTTAGAATTTAATCAAGCATTTAGTCCTGTACTTGTAGAGGGTCATTTTTACGATATAAAATTATATTCAGACCCAAACTTTTGGAATACAAATTACAATTTATGGGAAGTTTATAATGAGTTTTGGAATGTAGATACAACAGACATTGTAGATATATTTAAAGATAGGATTTTCTGTACTGACCAAGAAATAGACCAAATGGATAATTTATATTATGACATAAATCAAGGTCAA